CTTGTAACTGTAATGTTTTTATTTCTCCTGCTAATACTTTATCTTGTATATCAGGATTAATTAATGCGCCAAATATTGTAGGTTGGTCTAATGCAATACCATATCTGTCTCTAAATAAAGCTTCTACTTCTGGTATTTGTTCTACAACGCCACTATATACTGTATCTATTCTTTGTTGAAATTCTAATCCAGATACTTCATTTGATATTAATTCTTGAAATTGTTTTTCAAAATCTTTAAAATCTGTAATTCCTACTTCTGCTAAAGTACTTTTATAAGTTGCAATAGTAGCTAAAGCATCTATTTCACTCATAATCAAAGAACCATCTTGTCTTTGTAAATAACCAAATTTTTGTTTCCAAGTTGAAGATTTACGAACAGCACCCATAGCTATATTAGCATCTCCATATTTTGCCCAACTTTCAGCAAAAGTATCTAATAATTCTGGTGGTAAAAAAGCATATAAAGCATTAGCTTTTTCTAATCCTTTCTGATAACCACTTTTATCAGATGCAGTCCCACCTGTATCTGCATACGCATCTGCAGTATCAGTACCTGTATATATTGAACCACCTGGTGCAGTTCTTCCTAAATCAGCATCAGCTGGATTTGTTGAATACCCAGCAGATTCTAGTTCTCTTGCTCTATCTTCAGTAACTAAATAATAATTTTGTCCATCAGTACCTTGACCAAAACCTAAATCACTACGATACACTTTAACCATATTAGCCATTATCTACCCTCCACATATTGTTGAGATTCTATAATTCCTGTTCCTAATTGTGACATCATAGCTTTATTTAATTCAGCATAAACTTTAGGTATATTTCTATTTAAACCTTCTTGTCTTAAATAAGCATTTTCTTGAGAAGTATCATTCATTCTAATTATTGTATCTAAAGCTTCATCAGTTTCAGATATATCTATACCCCATATGTTTTTAATAGCTTGTTTTTTTGCTATAAGTATATTTTCCCAAGGTATATTTTGGTCATACATTTGATATGTTGCGTAACGTTTTTCTTTTAAATCTTCAATAAACTGTGCTTGATAACCACCAATGTTTCTTATTTTACCTGCTTCTTCTTGTATATTTATTGTATTGTGTTGTGATACAGGTAAATATTTATTTAATAAACTTTGTACAGTATCTTCTGATGTTGTAACCTTTGTAACAGATTTACCTTCTAATACACCAAGTAATCCTGTATCTATATTGTATGGTGAGTAATCATCTATAGCAGCATTAATTTGATTTACTACTTTAGTTTGTGTCCATACACCATTTGCCCATTGTCTAGCCATATATTGTTTAGCTTCTTCTGGAATAATGCCACCATTTTTTACTAATGTTGCGTTAATTACATCTAAATAATTTAAATAATTACGTTCATATTGTATTGGGTCTGTACGTTTAATATCATATGCATTTATTTGTGATTCAGAAAAACCCATACCAGATATAAGTTGTCCGTATTCATCACTGTTTTTAAAATTGTTATAACCTACAGATACATTACCATCTGCTAATAAAACGTATTTATTTAAAGTATCTACGTAATTTGGATTATTCCACCAAGGTGCTTCGCTTTTTAAACTAGCTACAGCTTCGTCAAATCCTACTAATACATCAACAGCATTTGCATCAATAAAAGATTCTATGTTACTAATGTTTCTAGGTACGCTAATTAATCTATCGTTTTTATAAAATCCAGATAAAAAGTTTTCATTACTTGTTGTAACTAAAATACCTTGTCTAATCATATCTTCTCTAGCATCTTTTTCAGATATAACATTACGACTATTTTCTCCAGTAAATCCTACATAAGATGTTAAATCAGATAACTTGGCATTTTCTGGTGTATCAAAAACATATATAGCATCACCTTTATCAACAATAATTTTATATTCTTTTGTATCTTCTATATATATTATGCCTGAACCTTCAGGACCTTTTATTTCATAACTCATTAAAAACTACCTAGCATAAATTTAATACCTGCGTATGATTTTTGTAATAATTCTTTATACATAATTGTTTCAGGAGTTTCTGTTTCTTCAACAGTTTCTTCTTTAACTTCTTCATTTTCCATTACGAACCTCCAAACATAACACTAAGTAATTGGTTTTGATAATCTTTTTTACGTTGACCAGCTTCAAATAAATCTATCTCTGCTTGCATTTTTGTTTCAAAATCTTCTTCAAATATTTCTTGTTGTGATTGTGCAGAAAATTGTGATAGGTCTGGTCCAGTAGCAGTACTTATCATATCATTAGTAGATACATTATCTTGTACAAAACTAGCATCATCAAATGCTCTTTGTGCAGCAATAGCTTGTGCATATGCAGATGAGTAACTATTTGCTAAATTAGTTGACCATATATCTAACTCATCTTGTGTAGGTTTTCTACCTAATCTTGCATAAAAATATGATTCTGTATAATCATCTAATGCACTTTCACTAGGTGGTATAAACTGCATAGCTTGTTGTTTTTCTGATAAACCTTTTTGAAATTCTTCTTCAGCTAAACCAGTTCTTATAAATTCTTTTAATCCATAATTAAATAAATTACGTTCAAAACTTGCATCTTGTTGTGATTGTTGTACAGATGTAAAATAAACAGGTTGTTCTTTTTTAATAGCATCAATAGTTGCTGGTGTAACAGCTAAACTATTATCTATATAGTTCATAATTTCATTTATTTTATTATGTAGTTTTTCACTCTGTTGACCTTCTGTACCTGCAAAGTAACCTTCTTCAACTACACCAGAATCATATAAATATTGTTGAAATGCTAGTATTTCATTTGGTGTAGCATATAAATTAATTATTTCGTCCCATGCAACATTATCAAAATAAGATTCTTGTTTTACTTCTAGTAACCTACCTTCTGTTTCTATTAATCTTAATGGTGCATCATCATCTACATCTAATGCTCTAAGTTGATTAATTTGTTCTTGACTTAAACCAAGTTCTAACATTTCTGTATTACTTATATTATTAGGATTTACAGAAGAACTACTTTGTATATTTATAGCTGAGTCTAATAAAACTTTAAATAACTCTACATTTTTATTTGTAAATGCACCTTGTAATTGTTTATATAAATCAGGATTGCCAGAAAAATATGGATTATCTTTTAAACCTGCAATAACCATAGCTACATTTAATTCGCCTTCATCTAATCCTAATTCTGAAGCATATTCTTTAAGTGCGTCTTGAAATTCTTTCACATTAACTTTCTGGTAAATAATCTAAATATTCTTGGTCATCTCTATATAACTTTAACATAACTCCTGTCCATACACCCCAAAAGTCTGGATATTCTGCTATAATCTGCTGTGCTTTATTATACATCCAAATTCTCATAGTTTTAGCTTTAACATTATCAGAACTTAACCACCAATCAGGATTTTGTGATGGACTTAATTGTTTAGATATACTTTCCATTTCTTCCCAAAATGGTAACATTTCTGCAAAACCTTGTGCTGCTTCTTGGTCTTTTAGTATAGGGTTTACACTATATCCTGTATCTGTTTTATTTACCCATATTGATTTCATTTCATCATATTTATCTAATGACGATGATTGTGCAATAACACCTTGTTCATCTCTTTGAAAACCAGGTAATTCTTCTATAAGTAAGTTTCTATAAAATCTTTTTAATAATACTTTTTTATTATTAGGTGCATCTAAATTATCTACTTGTTCACTATATCTTTTGTATCTTAAAAATCCTATTGTGTCATTAGTATTACGTTGATACAAACTAGGAGACATTTGTTGTCTACTAACATTTAATTCGTTAAAACTTCTTTCATCATATGGATTATCAAGATTTAAATAATTAGCTGTACCTTTAGGTAATATATCATAAATTTCTTTGTTTTCTTTTTTCCATCTAGCAGCTGCAGATGTAAATGGTTCTTTAGGTCCAGTTTGTTGTGAACGTGGACTTGTTATCCAAGGATGTTCAAAACCATACAATTGTAAAAATTCGTTATGTGTAGCAATATAATCGTTATTATTTTTATTTCTTATACGTACATACTCATCATACAAAACAGCAGAACCCCATTGGTTACCATTAGGGTCATCTAATACATATTCTGGTTTCATACCTGTAGGTCCAAAAAATTGGAATAAAAATTGAAACATAAATAAATCACCAGATGCATATTTAGAATATTCAAGATACGCAGTACTTATTTGTTTTTTAGTAATTGTATCTTTAGACCATTGTCCAGGATATAATTTGTCTAAATGAACGTCTAACTTACCAGCATCATATAGTTCATTATGTACACCTGCAGCCATACCATATCTAAATACATCAATAGTTGCATTAGCACGCATTTTTTCTATTTCTGATGAACTATCATTTATTTCTTCAAAAGATTCTGGTGACTTCATCCATGCACCTAATTTTTTATATGACGAAGATATAGTTACAATGTCAGTTATTTTTTCTGGTGGAGCAAATGTACCAAATAATTTTTCTCTTACATCATCTGCCCAAGGAGTTTCAGGTAATACTTTGTTAATACCAAAAGCTACCATAGGGTTAGGACCAGGTACAAAACCTTGACCTAATAAGTTAACTCCTGTTACATAACCTCTAGGTGATATTCCTATACCCTCTGTATCATCACCAAATATAACATCAGTCATAAATCCACCCCAAGGATAAACAAACATTTCTTCGTCACTATTACCTGGAGCAGGTGTAAAGAAACCGTCTCCTGATGTTGCACCTAAAGAATCAGCACCACCAAAACCTCTAGTTGTTACTTGTGCTTTACGTAATACTGTAGGATTTTCTGCTAGTAATTTACCCCAAGTACTAAATACTTCAAACCATACTTCTGCGAATGGAAATATATTTGTTACTTTGTCAGCTAATGCATGTTTTTGTGTTGTATCATAAAGCAATTGTTTTGTCATAGATAAACCAAAAGCTTTAGATTCAGTATTCATTGTATAATAATCGTCTATTGCACCTGAAGGATACAACTTCTTTAAACCTTTTAATTCATCTACAACTGATTTTGGTACAGCTGCATCAATAGCTTCTTTAATAAATTTATTACGTAAACCATCACTCATGTATTGAAATTTATTACCAATGTATAACCATCTATTTTGTTTAAAAACAACTGACCTATTTAAATAACCAATAGGTTTTGTCATTAAATGCTCAAATAAAAAGTCTGTTGCATCATTTAGTGCGTCTAGTTGTCTAACTAATATATTTCCTTCTTGTACATCATCCATAGGTTTTGACAATTTAACATCACCAATATCTAAATCTAATCCTTCATCTGATACATATTTTTGCAATCTATCAAGTACACCGTTCTTTTTAAAGAATTTAATTGTTTTTTCTGGGTCTTCACTAAAATCTAAATAATCTTTTCTAGTTGCAGTTGCAGCATTATTTAAATCAAATGTTTCGTCAAACAATCTACCTTCTGCAATAGCGTATCTCAAATTAGCATTACCAGTATCTGTGTTTTTTATTTTGTATCTATATTTTTGTGAGTTAGCTAATTTATAATATTCAGTACCTTTTTGTACTTTACCACCTGTTTTAATACGTATTCTTGCTTCTATTGATTGTAAGTACTGGTCTATAAAATCTTTATCATCTAATATTGGTTTAAAGTCATTACCACCCCAATCATACAATGAACGTCTTGCAGCAAAACCTTTTTCGCTATAAATCCAATCATTTAACTCTTTAGAACCATATCTAAATTTTGCAACATTACGTGATATTTCGTCATTACGTAACATAATAAGTTCATTAAATGTTCCTAATGTATAATCTTTTATAAGTGTATCTGGACCTTTAGATTTTATAATATACTCTAAACCTTTAACATCTCTGTTGTATTTTGCAGATGTAAGAAAATCAGAACTTAAAAATGTTTTTTGTGCAGCTTGCATAGCTTCTTGTGAAGCTAATAACTCTACACCATCTGTATTTGCTTTGGTAATACCAGGTAGTTTTCTTAAACTAAGAAACCAAGGGTTTTTAGGATTATGTGCAGATAGCCATTGTATATATCTAAATGGATGATTAAAAAACCCATCAAGACCACTAACAGCTATACGTGCTTGTTCTTCTAAAAACACCCTTGTAAAAAATGCAGCTCTTAATAGTACTAATGGTTTAAATACATTTCTTGTGTAGTAATTAGCTAATAATGTTGCAGAGTCATCATTAAGTTGTTTTGTATTAATAATTCCTTTTTCAAATGGATTAACGTCTGTTTGATTAAATTTAAACTTTTTATATTGATTAACATCATATGCAAATCCTCTTATACCTGTAAGTGCTTCACCACCAGGTTGTGCCTTAAACACTTTACCCATTGCTCTATTTACAATTCTATAATCTAACAAAGGTATTACATTGTCTGACATTTCTGAAAACAACTGTGCAGTTACATGTTGTATATTTTTAGGATTACCGTCTTTAGGGTCAGTTAATTGTATAATTTCGTTTCTTGAACCAACATTAGGTAAAGTTTCTTTATTTGTTGCAGTAGCATATATTTTTGATTTACGCATACCTGCAAATTGTTTAGCAACAATATCAGCTACTATTTCATCATTACCACCACGTTTTTTAATTAACTTTACATCTTCAAGCATTTGATTGTATGTAAAATCTCTAATAGCTTTTTTATCACCAAAATCTAATTTTCTAAATTCATTTAATCTTGCAGATGCAGCAGACATATCATAACCAGTAATTTGCATATGACTTGCTAGTTGTTTATATCCTGTTGCAAAGTTATTAAGTGGTATTCCTAAATAAGGTACAACACCTAATAATTTTCTATAGTAAGGGTTATATGATGAGTTAAAGCTTGAACTAAAACCTAAATACTTTTCAAATTCTAATTTGCCATATGTAGGGTCTAATTCATCAATAACTTTTTGTTTTTTAATCATTTCACCAGCAGCTTGTGTAGTGTCAATAATTGTATCGTTTTTAGTAACAGGTTTTAACTGTGTAACTTTTCTACCAGGAAATGCATAATCTTTAAGTTGTTTACCTTTTGTACCTACGTAACTTCCAAAACTTCTATATGCTGCATTTTCATTACCAACAGTAGATGCAATTCTACCTAATGCTCTTTCTGTTCTAGTACCTTTTTGTTGCAATCTAGTACCTGTTGCAGCAAGGTTTTGTGAAAGTTTATTAATAGTATTAGAACCTTTAACAGGTAATAAACCACCTGATATATTGTCAAGTGTTTGTAATCTATCAGCACCTACATCAGCTTTTATTGTATATCCTTGGTCCATCATGTCACCAAACATTTTTTTAATAACTGCAGGGTTAGTTTCTTTTAATATTTCTTCTTGTACTAATGGATGTAACTTACCAATAATTGGATTATCAGCTAATGCCTGTGAAACACTTTCATCTGTTTTAGCTAATGCTTCAAAAAAGTTATTCATTACAGGTTGATTAAGTACCTCATCTTTTGTTGTTTGAAAAAACTTAGGCACACGACCAAATACTGTATATTCTTTTTTAAGTTTTTTAGCAGCTTTTCTAGCTTGTTTACGATTAGCAACTACATCATCAGAATATTTAACTAAATCATTTGTATTGTAATTAACTAATTTATCAAAATTACCTTTACCAGTAACAGCATCTACTTCATCACCAACTGTTTCTATTATGTCATCAGCAATTGCTCTAGGTGATATTTTTACAGTTTTACCTGTTTTTTTAACAATACCTAGTTCAGTAGCTTCAAATGCTTTGTTAATTCCTCTAAAACCTTTTTTAACATTTTTAATTCCTTTAACACCTTTACCTGCAATAATTTCAGGAACTATTTGATATGATGCATCAATTACACCAGATAAAGTATTAAACGCAACAGAGCCTGGTTGTGCTATTTCTGATGCTTGTACACGACCTGGAGAGTATTCTAATAAAGTATTATTTTCTGCCCAATCAGGTTTGTAATAATCTTGTGCAGTTTGACCACTAAAAAAGTATCTTTGTTTTGACCTACCTGCATAAAAATTAATTTTGTTTGGATTATATGCAGATGTGTAATGTATTTCTCCATCTTTATCAAATTGTTTAATTGGTTCACCAATATTGTTATATATAAACTTTTTAGCTTCTTCTTCTGAATAACCAAATTTTGTAGTTAAATCGTGAAACATAGGTGTATTAGTAGCATCTATAGATTCAAGTGTTGCTTTTGTACCTCTATCAAAATTAACAGGTTTACCATTTACAACTTGTCTCCACATATTAGCTAATAATGGTTCTCCACCTAAATTATGAGCTTCTTGTATCATATCTATGTGTTTTCTTATATCACCTATTAGGTTTGTATCTTTACCAATATCTTCTATTTCTGTCCAACTAACATCTGTTTGTAACATACTTTGTGCTTGTTCTGGTGTATAACCATCTTGTAATAATTTATCGTAATAACGTATGTCACGTAAATATGCTTGCGACCTACCTACTTGCATAATTTGTCCAGGCACTAATGCGTTAGCAGCAGATGCTAATACTGACCATTTACCTGATGGTCCAAATGTTTGAAATAGTGCATCTAATGCAGCAAAAGCCCAAACACCATATTGTACATCTCCTGGTTTAGCACCACCTGGAAACAAACCTGCAGTAAATAAATCACCAACAGACATTTTCATATTTTTTTCCATATTTTCTGGTTGATACTTTTCGTATAAATCAGTCCACAGTTCAGCTTCTTTTTTAACTTTTAAGTTAACTACTTCATCTTCTATTTCTCCTAAAGATAAATAATCAGGGTTTACACCATTAACAGCTAGTGCTACTACAACATCTGTAGGTAAAGCTGTATATTGTTCAGATATTTTTTCTATATTGTTAACAATGTCTTGTTGACCTTGAAAAGCTACTTTATAATTTTTAATTTGATTTTGTGCAACTTTAGTTGCTTTATCTAAATCACGTTCTCTAAAGTAGTCAGGTATGTAATAACTACTCATTATACTTTCCTGTTATTAATTAACTCCAAAATTATTGGTGATGGATTAGTTTGATATAAAGCTTGCAAGATTACATCAGTATTATCAGATATGACAGTAGGTTGTTCACCAGGTCCTATAGGTACTCCAGCAGTAATTGGTTCTCCAGGATTTTCTGTAGGTGCAAATACATTAGGAGGTGCTATACGATTTTGTTTAGGTAACCCACCACCAGCAGATACTTGTTGTTCTATTGCTTTTCTTTCACCATAGTCACCACCAGGTGCAGCTGCAGGTGCAGTAGCATTGCCATCTGTTCTTTGACTTAATGCACCAGGACCAGAAACTGCATTACTAGCATTTGCTGTAGGCTTTCTGTATCCACCTCGTCTACTTTTGGCCATTATAAAAATCCTTAGTAATAAAAATAATTATACCTTCAGCTGGATATATAATGTTTTCTACACTTTCTGATAAAACATCTAATTCGTCTTGCATACCAAATTCGTCATACATCATATCCCAAAAAGCTACATCATATTCTTCTTGCATTATAAACCAAAAGCCTCTGCTATAGAGGGCGGTTGGGCCTGTGGTGGCAGACCCTGACCACCCAACATTTGTTGTTGTATCATTTGTTGTTGCTCAGGTGATAAACCTGGTTCTTCAGGAGTGTAAAATTGTTTCATAACTTCAGTAATAGCATTAGGTGACTCGTATATAGCAATTGCAGCCATAGTTGCAGCAGGGTCTCCTTGTGCAGACCTAGCTAATATAGAATCAAATAAAACACCTTCTGCTTTGTTTTTACGTATACGTTCTTGTACTTTTTGTATATTTTCTAAACCATCAATATTATCTTGTAAAGTTTCTACGTCTATAACACCAGCTTGTAATAATTGCAATCCAGTTACAATTTTTTGTGGTTCATCAAAACCAGCCATAACTCCGTATATACGTCTAGTTCTTAAATCTCCACCTATGTCCTTTAATGGTTGATAATTTTCAGAAAATGCAGAACCATTTAAATATCCTGCCATAGGTTTTTTTGTAACACCTGTGGTATATGCTAAAACTGTATCCATTTCTAATCTTTTAGCATCCATCTCAACAACTGCGTTTTTAATAATTTCTCTATATTCATTAATCATTAATGACATAGCGCCATTAAGTTCTTGTAAACCAGCACCTGTTACAAACGAATTAGGTGACTGCGCATCATCTGTAACAGGGTAACCACCAACAAGCCTGAGTTGTCTTTCTAATCTATCAATTTGTTGAAACAACTGATATGGCATGTTATTTTGTGGTTTGCTGACCTGTGTACCTGGTGACAAATAGTTAACGGCAAATCTACCTTTTCTATATTGTCCTGATTCTATTTCACCTGAAATGTTTGTTTCAGTAAATACAGCGTCTTCCATAGCTATTGCTGACATAATATTTATTTTGGCCATCATACCCATAAGACCTATGACGTGGTCATACTGTCCTTTGAGTTGGTCAAAAGAAACACGTTTCATAAATACAAAAGGTGGTGTAGATAATACGTTAGGTATAAAGTCTAAAATTAATCTACGTTCAGGAAATACAATGTATGTACCACCTTGGTCATAGTATTCTACAACTCTTACACCTGCTCGTGTATTATCTTCCCAGTCTTGTGAATTATTTGTGTCATAACTTAAAAAGTTTGTAGGCATAGGTGCAAAGTCTTTATCTGTATCATCATCGTCACCTTTTAATATTTCATTAGCAAACTCTGGATAAATCTGTGCAAGTTTATATCTAGGTATTCTTCTTATAACAGCTAGTTCTCTAGGTTGTTGGTCAGGACCAAAGTTGCCAGGAAATGTATCATAAGGGTCTCTTAGTTCTGCACTAGGATAAACAAATCCATTATCATCTAATTTTGTAGATATTACCCAAGCACAATAACCATAACCAGGTAACCATCTAGATGCTTGTTGTAACTGCGAAGTTAAATTTTGTGTAGCATCATAAGAAGTTACAATACGTTCTAGTTTTTCTGCTTGAAACTTTGCTCTTTCAGATTCATTACCATTAAGAATATCTACACGTACTTGTGGTACACCAGATATTTTTTGTGCAAGTCTATCAATACCAGATTGTAATAAGTTAGGTGCAGGTAATAAATCAGCATCATCTGCATCCATAGCATTACCAAGTAAAGCAGCCATACCTTCAGAACCACCGTTAAGTATTGCTTTTATTCTAGCTTTAGCTATTTGACGTTCTTGTACAGCTTGTCCACCAACTAACTCAGCTGCAGAATCTATTACTTCATCGTATGTTTTTTTGTCTAAACTTTCTATCCCCATGGTGCTTCATTCATATCTGTTAACTTATAATCTCCATAACTAGGCTTGTAATCTGTTCCTACGTCTGCAAGCCGTTCTTTTTGCATACGCCTAAAAACTTTCATAGGAAACCAGCTTGCCATAACTATATCAGTTTTTTCCTTGTTTCGCTTAGAAACAGGTTTACCATCAAAGTATAACAACTGTTGCCTGTATTTTTGTATTTTAGCATTACTTTCAGAATCTCCTGTAGGTAAATGTATTTTTCTATTTTCAAATAAATCTGCCATAGCACCTACACCATACAATGGGTCATGTTTGTTTTTACCTGTTAGATGTCCTTGTAACTGTATACCACTACGTAGTGTAAATTCTTTTATAGAATCATCTAAACGTATTGCAGTTTGAAAACCATTTTCTTCTACTATCCAATGTCTACAATCGTATTTGTGTAACCAATCAGCCATTTGGTCTAGTGCAGCTCTAATACCACCACCTTGTCTATTTTCTAAATCTACTAAAAACAATTCACCTCTATAACTATCTATACCCCAAAGTACAGATGCTTGGAAACCAGATGACGCAGGGTCTAATCCTGCAACTAAGTGTAAGTTTTGATATACCTGTCCCATAACTAAATCTGGTCGCATACATTGGTCAATCATGTTCATTGTAAATATTTGCGTACCTTCTACATAAGTTTGGTTGTAATAAACCATTTCAAATATCTGTCTACCACCTGTAGATTCTGCAGAACGTAACCTAGACATTAACCAAGGGTAACTACGTTTAGTAGGCCATAACATACAATCTGTGTGTACTTCTTCTGTATGTTCTGGTAACTCACATTCTAGTTTGTGTGCAGATTCAACAATAGAAGTAAAGTTATCTGACTCTAAAAGATGGTTATATAAATCATCAGGATGTTGTCTAGAACCTATAACAACTACAGCTGTATGTTCTTCTTTACGACTTGATAATGTTGTTGTCCACCATTGTCTTGTAGATTCTCTTGCACCAGGTTGCATAGTAGTTTGATGGTCTTCAATATCGTCTGCAATAATTAAATCACAGTCTCTTGATAATATCTTTCCACCTTTACCTACAGCAACCATAGTAGGTGACTTAATACCTGCAACTGTTCTAGTTCCAACAGTAAATTGATTTTGTGACCAGTTCTTTCCAGAACGGTTATCTGGTTTAAAAGATGTACCTGGGGGACAATATGCGTCTCTTAGTTCTTCGTTTGTATCAAGGACATCTAAGACCGCTGAAAGTGCATTCTTTGCAATGTCTTCGTTACCACCTACCCACATAATTCTAATGTTAGGGTTTTTACATATCTGATATACAGCAAAGTGTATTAACAGTTCTGTCTTTCCATGTCTTGGGGGTGACAGTATTAATAATTCTTTTCCTTTATTTATAGATTCAATAATGTTATTTATCCAGTTAACATGAAAGTCCGCGGTTTCGTACTTCTTACCTAGTTCTGTCCTAAAGTATTTGTTGCGAAAGCTAGAAAAATTTTCTAAGTTTCTTTGAGCTTCTTCTGATATTTCCCAGTCTTCGGCAGCAACAGAGTTTCTAGAATCAATCTTGTAGGCAGCAGCCATCCTGGAGACTGTAGCTGAGCTTGTCCCAAGGAGCAAAGATACCTCAGCTACACTAATGTCTCCATTAGCCAGTAGTTCAGCGTATCCTTCACTTACGAAAGCTTGGTAATACTGTCCCCTTCGTACACTAGCGTAGTCACCATCGTCAGATTTTAGCTTCCTATTAATTGGTTTCTCAACCTTGTCGTTATGTCGCTTGTCGGCTGCAAACTGTCGTTTCTGACAGGTGGGTGAACAGAATTTACGCTGTTTACCCTTTAATCTTTTCCTACAGCCTTGAGCTATACATACAACATTCTTTTGCAATTTAACTAACTTTCTGTAGATGGTTGCGTAGTTATAATTATATGGTACTATAACCACAATTACAAACATCAAAAACAAGTAATTTGTTACAGGTGAAGTTGCAATCGGGATGCAGAAAGCTGCTGATAGGTAAAACTATAACGTAGAAACGCAAAGGCAGTACCCAAGGACATAAGAAAAGTTTTGATTAGCTTCTTTTTTTTACTGGCCCGCTAGTGCCTAAAAAGACAACTGCGACTTACGTTATTCAGAATTACCAGCATATATTTTATGGGTTACTGTATATATATTAAACATCTAGATTAACACTGGTAGGTCAATTAGATGTCTGTACCTATACTATATATAGTGTAGCTGTACATTATTACATACCTACTGTATGTATACAGACATCTAACATAATATACCTACCAGATATAGTATCCTGTCTGTTAAACACTACCATATGTAGTTAAATGCTATACCTTTACAGACTAATGGATACTATATATAACTACTGTTATTTAATCTGACCAATAGAGTGAACAGCTTGACAGTACTATCTCTTTCTACTTCCGTGACGCCAGGTCTGTCCTGTTGTATCTGTCAATATAATCATATTTCTCTGAATCTTTCGCTTCCGCAATTTGCTTTTTGATGGGAAAGCAAAGTTGCTTACGCTTTCAGATTGGAGAAACTATGAATAATACTATTGACTATACAACAGTTATAGACTGTGGCTTATGTCACGAGGAAGTAGCTAAAGAGGATAGATTACCTGTGCAAGCACGTTCACGCACTGGTGCTATATTCTATTGGCCTGCATATTTGCATAAAGACTGCATTTATACTCGTGGTACTCGCAGAATTATAGACTGTCACAAAGACAGTTATACCTACATTGCGAAGGCTAAGGCAGAAGCTGCCAAAGCTGAGCAATTAAAGTTAGGTGTATGAGTGTATATCTAAGTATGTTCTTTATCGGAGAACATACTTATATCTATGACACTCATAGGTATATAAGCTATATAGAAAGGAAATGTGATTACATATGGCTAAAGAAATGAATCCAGTTGTCTGTGGTATAACTGGCGAAACTCTAACAGAGTGGAATCAAAGGACATTTGTCCAAAGATATATTGGAGGTAAGTTGCAAACTTTACCTTTGTATCTTGATATAAATGCAGTCTTAGACTTGCATAGACAATCAGATACATATATCCAAAAGAAAGCACAAGAAAAAGCTTTCGAACAAGCTGAATCTAGCGAATTTGATATGAGCTTTGATGAAGCTGATGGCGATTCTATGAACGCTGAATATGACAATGAAAATGTCATAGCATAATATAATAAGTTATATATACTGTCGTTTATCGGACGACAGTATATATATAATTAAAAAAGAAGGGATTTACTATGCAAATCGTTGGCGATAGTTTTGAATTTGAATTAGATACAAAGCTATCAAAATTATCTAAAGAAGAATTAGAAAGTATAGTGCAATGGATACTAACTGACTTGCAAAATTGGACAAACAATGGCGCTGTAGCAAATATTACACAACACTGTGCAATGCTACATGAAGCAGTTAGTTATCAAATTGACAAAGCATACAAAAAATTGGAGGAAGTATGACTAATGACGAACAAAATACTATTGAGCTAGTTACATCTTTGTTGGGAAATATGGAACAAGCTATGCGTGGTTTAACTGTATTTGTAGAAACATCACGCAAAGAAATTGCAACACTTCAAACAGAAGTCAGTGCAATGAAACAACAAATTAAATATCTTATTGATACTATTCCATTAGAAAGCGAGTGGGATGATGAATCAATTTGATATTTACGAATACACAGATGAAAATCTTAAAAGAGATGAAAACTGTTTAACTGTAGACTTTTACTTCACAAGTGATGTGAGTAAAGATAGAGCAGTACAAATTGTTGATAACATGGTAAGTGATAATGATGGTATGCATACCAAATTAGTATCACATAGACCAGCTATATTTGTTAAATCTCCGTTTATCACTGATAGCAACTAAACAATTTATCTGCTAAAATGAAACGCAGCTATCTACATTGTTGTTCCCCTTTACAACTGTCAGGCAACTGACAACCATAATGTAGGTAGCTTGTAGCACATGAGTAGTAACTCAATTTCCGACTTCTGCTTGTGTGTTACGAGCTATCTATAAAAATACATAATGCCCTGTGTAGCGTACAGATAGCAAGAGTACGAAGGTGTGTAGTTCCGCACTACATACCTTTCGTTACTCTTTATCGCAGAGCAACGAAAGGAAACTATGGAAGTACACGGACATGAAATAACTATTGAGTCCTTGCCTACTAAAAAATATCTTGTAAGAGTCGCTTACTTACGTAATCAAATGTTTAGTGACCCTACAAACACTGATATTGACGAAAATAATGCAACAGCATTTGAATATACTGTTGACGCAAGTAGTTGTAGACAAGCAATAGATAAAGCATTAACTATAAACATGGTCGTTCAAGCAGAGACCATGATGAAATGGCCTATGATAATACCAGAAGACATGGCAAACAAAGAAGCTGTTATGGCATTTGGTGAATTTCTTGAAGAACGTGGATTATTCAGTGCATGGATGACTATAGACCCTACATCAGTACAGTGTACAGCTGTTGATGACAAGGAACTACTAGAAACATTGACTGAAAATAATATAATGTCAAAGGCTAAAAATATGCCTAAAGATATAGAAGATTTTCTCAATAGGGAAAAATAATACAGATACGAAAGGAGCTAATCATGGCAAAAGATTGCTGGGAATTAGTAGAATCTGTAGTGGGCAATAGCCGTAGAGTATTACTCTATGGTCCACCTGGTACAGGTAAAACATATGCTGCTGTTAAAACTAAAACGCCAACAGCGTTTAGTAAATCAGCAGGTAAAGAGATAGACAATGTCTATCAAATAACTATGACAGAAGACACTGCTAGTGCTAACTTAGAAGGTTTTTACAGACCTAGTAGCACAGGTGCTTTTGAGTGGCATGATGGTATTGCAATACAATCATGGAAGAATGGTGGTCGTCTCATAATTAATGAGATAGACCATGCATCACCAGATGCTATGACATTCTTGCACGCTATACTTGACGACCAAGATATAGCAATGTTGACACTAAATAACGATAAGAAAGAGACTGTTAGACCTTCTGAAGGTTTTCAAGTAGTTGCTACTACTAACAGTCCACCAGAAAGTCTACCTTTAGCGCTTAAAGATAGATTTCCTGTCAAAATACACGTGGATACAATACATCCTGATGCTATGAAGGACTTTCCTGAAAAGTGGCATCAAGTTATCAATGACACATCATTGGTAGAAGATGCGGAAGATAGAGTATCAATACGTTCATGGCGTGAGTTCTTTGACTTACAAGACAAAGGATTCGATGAACAAACAGCTGCAACGTTAGTATTTTCTGACAAAGCAGACGAACTGTTAGATGCTATCACGTTAGCTGCAGCTGATGCAGAGTAAAGCATATCCGTATCCAGAGATAGTTACAGGCGATACATGGACTGTTCATCAGACACCTGACAACAGTCCAGCAGCTAGTACAGATAATCTCAACAAAAATATGCATGTTCCATTAAATAGGAACTGTGAGTTTTGTGGAGTTAATCACAGTCGTATGATACGTAGACACGAGTTAGGTCATGTTAAATGGTCACCAAAGACTATGGGCAAACTTAAACCTGGTGTGCGTAAAGAAGCTGTAGAAGTACTAGAAGAAATACGTGTAAATTTTTTACTTGCACGTAACAAGTTAGACCTTAACGAACCAACAATGTGCTTGGATAGTATGCAAGTAAGAACTAACGATATGTTACTTCATGCAAGTATATCTAAAATTATATTGTATGGTATGGCAAGTATGTGGCCAGTTGTAGATTATGGTGATGGTATATCTAAATATTATCGTGGATATAGAGATGAATGGTGTCCAGAATACAAAGCTGTTCAGACATTTATTGATATGTGTTTAGATGATATAAACATTAGTGAAATACGTAAAGAAGAATTACGTTTTGCACAAAGTACAATGCACAGGTTCTATAGAAACTTAACTGATAGTTATCACAGTTACGGTATGATTTCATATCGTAAGGTACAAAAGTTAGCTGCAGATTTGTCACATATTCTAAATGCATTTACTGAACCACCTAAAAAGCATGAGATATATGCTAATCCACAAGATGGATTGTTAGGTGCAGCTGAAGAAAGTGAAGAAGACGGTACACTTGAAGAACAAGAAGCTGGTGCAGGAGCTAGTAACAATGACCTAGAAAGACGTATGCGTAAAGGTTTGTTAGAACAAATGAGATACCATCGTCATGGTGTAGGTACGTGGGGTGATATGGAAATACATAAACCACCATTGACTGTAAATCTAACATCTAGACTTAAGAATGGTAGAGCATACAGACCTGCTGATATAGGTTACAATCCTAAATACATTAATAGATATTGTGTGGATAAAAAGATATTCAAACAAAAACAACATGTAATGGGTGGCACAATACTTATAGATGCGTCAGGTTCTATGTGCTTTAGTGGTCAAGATATATTAGAAATATTACAGCTGCTTCCTGCAGCAACCATAGCAATGTACAACGGTTCTGGATATTATGGTGATTTACGCATAATTGCTAAGAATGGCAGACGTGTTGATGAACAATACATGGATAGACACTCTGGTAAAGGTAATGTTGTAGATGGTCCTGCATTGGACTGGTTATCAACAATGCCAGCTAGAAGAATCTGGGTATCTGACATGCATGTATTTGGTAGAGGTAATGATACTGGTATAAATCTAGTTAAATATTGCTATGAAATGTGTACAAAACACAGAATTATCAACTTAAAAGATGTTGATGAAGTAAAGGAACATGCATTAAAACTGAATGTAGTATAGTAATAGGAGCAATGCAACGTTGTGAAACGTAGCAAAGTTCCTTTCCTTTGCTTAAGCATTGTTAAAGTTAGTTGAAGTAGAATAGAGTGCAAAGAGAGCTTGCAACAGGGTGTTTATATTCATCATGTCAACAGTGACCTATAGTGAACACTACTTCAATTAACACTTCATTAGCCTGTACAGCACAAACTCAAGTCTTCGTTCCATTGGCTGGAACTATGACTTTCGTTTCTGCCTGCCCTGCTAATTCGTGTTAGGTTCTTGTAACATATTTAAATGAATGTATAATGAACCGTATGAAAGACATAGAAAAACTTCTGAAAGAAGCAGAACATGGAAAGATTAGTTCTGTTACTGAAAGAATCACACAAGAAGCTATGCCGTTTTGGGAGGGCTGCCTTGAACGGTTAAAGTCTGGACGCACCATAAAACCATATGTTGTGCATAGACTACTAAGAGAAGAATATAATATAAAAATATCAGAATCAGCTATACGTAATCACTTTACGAAAGTCTTAGAAGATGAGTAAAGAAGTTGATAAGTTAATAGCTGAAGCAGAATCTGCAAAGATACAAGAATTAAAAGCTGATAATTTACGTTTGCTTAAAGCATTAGATAAAGCTAAAAATAAAAAAGCTGATTTGATTGAAGCAATGTATGAAGCTGTACGTATGAATGTATCTACTTGGCCTAAAGCTAAGATTCCTAAACCTGCTTTAAGTAAAGCAAATAAAAATGAGGAAACTGCAGTAGCAATACTATCTGATATACAGTTAGCTAAAGTAACACCTGATTATGATACAAAAGTAGCTGAGAAAAGAGTCGAAGCATACGCACATAAGATAGTTGAACTAACAAATCTGCAACGCAATGCACACCCAGTAAACAAGTGTGCTGTATTAGTTGCAGGTGATATAGTCGAAGGAGAACTTATATTTCCTGGTCAATCACATCTTATAGATGCAAGTTTGTATAGTCAGGTAACTATTGATGGACCTAGAATACTAACTAAGTTCTTTGATATATTGTTAGCTAACTTTAAAGAAGTTGATGTTACATGGGTAATAGGTAACCACGGAAGCCTAGGTGGACGTGCAAGAAAAGACTATCACCCAGACAGTAACAGCGACAGAATGCTAGGAAAGATAATGCAAATGATATATGAAACAGAAAAACGTATAAGTTTTCATGTACCAGATAGCACAACAGAAGACCATTGGTATGCAATAGCAGACCTTGGTAAAGACTGTAAGTTCTTTGTATGGCATGGTGATAATGTAAGAGGACACAGTGGATTTCCCTGGTATGGCTTTGGTAAAAAGCTATTAGGATGGAAAGCATTAGCAAGTCGTGGTTTAATGCCTGATTTTGACTATGCAATAGCTGGACACTTTCATACACCAACAACAATGTACGTAAATGACGTACGATTATGGGTAAATGGCAGCACAGAAAGCTATAATAGTTATGCTATGGAACAGTTAGCAAGCATGGGTAGACCTTGTCAATGGCTATTATTTGCTAAACCTAACCATGGAGTTACTGCTGAATACCTTGTAAAACTGGATAAAGTGTAGGTATACTATATATAGTATGTTAAATACAACAAAAGATTCTGTTAGTAGAGTCGCCATAGAATATAATGGATTAGGTTCACAACCTTATTTTGTTATAGATGTTGAGGGTGAAATTAAATTTATACCCATAAAACGTGGTGTTACTAGACTAACAGATATAATAGATAATTAATTTATCTATTGTACGTCTTAACGGAACGTACAATAGATAAAAAAAAGAAAGGAATGTTATGACTAATAACGTTGATTTGCTATCTCCTTTTCCACAGGAGTTAGTTCGTAAAGCACCTGCTGGAAAGTTTGGTGATTATGTACCACATGCTAATTACGTAGAAAGATTACGTGATAGTGGTGTTAAATATTCATGGGTATGTGAACCTGTGTATGGTACATACAATGGAGAAAAGCGTATTGTAGGTGCTAAAGGTACTATTAGTATCGATGGTATGGGTAGTTACGATGGATTTGGTGACGTTGATACGTTTAAACTATCAAGTCCTAAGTTTAATGACGGCAGCAATCTAAAAGATGCAGAGTCAGATGCTTTTAAACGTGCTTGTATGCGATTTGGTCTTGGTGTAGAACTATGGTCAGGTAGTAAACAGTCAGAAGAAGAAGCTACATCTGCTGAGCCTGAAGATAGAATTGAAGTAACTAAGGTAGATATGCGTAAGAAAGAAAATAAACCTACTAAAGAAGATATTGAACGCATGAATGCCATTATGGATAGCATTGTTAGTGAAGGTGTTACTGTAGATACAGAAGAACCTGTAGAAGAACCACCGTTCTAATGCAGGATATTAACTTTATTACACAAACAATACAAAATATGACAGAATCTGTAACGCATACAGAAACTTTGCATAAAATTATTGGCACTGCTAATCAATATGCAACAACAATGAAGTTTCCATTAGACAAAACACAATGGTCTGATGTACAACTAGATAAGTATTTTTCTATGATAGAGAAGTTAGTAGAGATGCCAGTAGAATATACACAGGCAGACTTTGATAGTATGTCTATACAAGAAAAACTAGAAGCAGCTGGTATACAAACAGAAGATAAGTCTGATGGTGTACAACAAGCTGGTGATATGTTAGGAGGCATAGTAGAAAAAATGGAACAACAGAACAAATATCGTGACGATTTAGCATGTCCATTCTGTAAAGCAATGGTATATGACAATCGTAACAATAAAAAGTCAGAAAAGTCACCTGACTTTGTGTGTAGCACTAACGACCCTGTTGTATGTGGTGGTCATACAGGCAAATGGCGTAAGTCATGGTGGTTAGATAACAGTGATATACCACAAGAATGGAACTTAGATGGCGAACAGACTACAGCGTAGAGCTGCTAAATCAAAGAAAAAAGCTAGATACCAAGGTATAAGTAAGAAACAAGTGCTTCATCCTGGTAGCTGGAGATAAGGAGGTTAGAATGATACCTGAATCATTTAGAGGAGAATACATACCTGCATATATAAAAAGTAAGTCACAACTTGTAGCGTATGTACTAGAGAAATACATGGGTGACATACCAATAAGTAACGGTGAGTTTGTTTATGACTTACATTGTCACAGATTTGGTGGAATAATACATAACTTAAGAAAGGAAGGATATGTTATACATACGCTTCCTGATAGTGTTAAAAAGGGATTAGTTAAGTACCATTGTACAAAAGTACCTAATAAAGCAACAGTCTAATGTTAAAACTTATTGTAGGATGTATGTTTCCTATGCTACTTACACCAGACTTTCTTATGGAATACAAAGAGTGTCGTAATGATAAGTACATCATAGAAAACGTAGCTGAGTGGTATCCTATAGTAAGTGCGTCATTCGATGAAGGGGATAAGATGCTAGCTATGAAGATAATATACTGTGAAA